TGGCAAACATTACCTCAAAAAATCCTGTTGTTGAGGTCGTGGATATGGACGGCGTTAATGATGGTGCTGATGAAATATTGACCACACGAGTGCGGAAATATTGGCATGAGTCAGAGCAACAGGCCAGTCTTGCCACAAGTTGTCAGAATAATGAGATTTACGGCATCACAGTAGAAAAGCACGGTTGGTCAATCGCTGGCAAGAATCCGATTTCTATAGTCCTGGATGCTTACTCTTTCTTCCCTGCTCCTGGGTATACCCGGGATATACAGGACCTTCCTTATGTGATTCACGCTTATGCCATGGATGTTTGCGCTATCGAAAAAATGTTCAAGCAAGAGCCAGGAACAATTGACGCTGAGGATGTTAGGAACATTCTTGGCCGAGAAGACAGGGAAGAAGCCAGACCAAATAATACGATGATGAATCGTGAATCCGGTATTGTCGAGCAGCAGTATAAAAACACGTCAGAAGTAACCGGTAGAACCAGCCGAGGGAAAGGTGAAGGCCTGGTGGTTGAGTGTTGGTTTAGGGACGAAAGCATGCCGGATGGTGTCAGGGTAGTCCTAATTACCAACAGGGGGCGGGTGGTTCTTGCTGATATGGAAAACCCAAATATCAATTTAGAGATTGATCAGGATGCCATCCAGGAAACTTACGCTTGGGGCAGGTATCCGTTCTCCTACGTCAACAGTTACGAGGATTCTACTAGCATCTGGGGATTTTCCGCCGGAGAGCAGGTTGGGGATCTCAACAAGCGCATTGATGAAATGGTAAGCAGAATGGTGGCATGGGCGAACTTTGCCATGTTCCCTCCGCTTCGTGTGGATGCCGGGTGCGGCATTACTAAAAACATGATCAACAACAAGCCAGGTTTGGTGTTGATGCCAACCCGCCCAAATGCCAGGATAGAGTTCGTGCCGGTGCCGAATCCTCCAGCAGCACTTTTCCAGGTCTTGGATATCCTTACAGGTTTCCATGATCGAATTTATCAGATTGAGGATGCTGATCGTGGAGTCCAGCCAACTGGTGTTACAGCAGCGTCCGCAATTGTCGCCTTGCAGGAACGAAACTCAGTTTTGATCCAGCACAAAATCAGGGCAATGGAGAGCATCGCCAGGGAGCGTGGCAGATGGGCAATATCAGGGCTTTTGAACTTTGCTACCGATGTTGAAACCCTGGAAATTAGGGGAACCACTGTAACTTTGCAGGGCGTGGCCCTGGCAGGCAGAAGGTTCAATTATATGGTTGAGTCAGGGTCCACAGTGGCCCGGACATCTATTCAGCAACAAGAGCAGGCAATTGCATTGTACCGAGACAAGGCTATTGACCGGCAGGCCCTGCTTGAGACTCTGAATTTCCCAGGCTGGAAGCAGATCATTGAACGGGTGGGAGAAGGGCAGCTGGATCAGGCTATTCAGATTTTGGTTCAGGCTGGAATGACGGAAGAAGAAGCAGTTAGTCTTAAACAATATTTACTTGAGCCACAGAACGGGACCAGGGAGCAGACTGGTGGTAGCCAGCAGCAGGGGGGCAGCCAGCCGCGACCTGGGGTACCGAGGGCGAGACAAGGAGCAGCATGATGGAAAAGTACATTGGAACCAAGGGGATTAAGGCCCGGGCCATGAACCGGGGGGATTACAATAAATACAGGGGATGGGATATCCCGGCAGATGAGAATCCAGCGGATGAAGGGTATCTGGTTGAACTTGAAGGTGGATGCCATTATATCTCCTGGTCCCCTGCTGATGTTTTTGATGCCGCATATAAGCCCATGACCGGCATGCCTTTCGGGCTGGCTATTGAGGCCATGAAAGCTGGATATAAGGTTGCCAGGGCCGGGTGGAACGGCAAGGGCATGTTTGTCGTTTATCAGAAAGGCTATCCCGCTGGAATCCCATGCAATACCCAAACAGCCAAAGCCTTCGGGATGCAGGAAGGCGATCTGTTCAAGTGCCGGCCATACATGCAGTTGCGATGCGCTGACGGTTCCCACCAGATGTGGCAGCCGTCTGTTTCTGACTGTCTGGAAGAGGACTGGATGGTGGTGTGATATGCCACTTTACCATTACAAGTGCCCAAACTGCACCACGGAATATGATCAGTTTTTGAAACTGGCTGACTATAAAACACCGGTACCATGCCCAACATGCGGGCGGACAGGGAAAAAGGTCATAACCGCACAGATCCAGCGAGATGAACCGACCTGGTTGAACGATGAGGTTCGTGGATGTCTGCAAGACACAGAATCAGAAGCCCCCATTGAAACCAGGACTGAGTATAAGCGCTATCTTAAGGACAACGGGATTATTGAAAGATCATAGCCCCGCCCGAAAGAGGCAGCAATTTTTAATCGGGATAACCGGGAAATCGGCCCCAAAGGAGCGTAGAAAATGACTGAAGACAATGATGTAATGCCGGCTGGTGCGATGCCTCCGGAACCAGAACTTGAAGTTGAGACCCAAGAGACAGATAACGAACCCGAGCTGATACTCGGAAAATTCAAAAGCCATGACGAATTGGCAACTTCTTATCAAGAGCTGGAAAAGAGAATCGGGGAGCAGGGGAACGAGCTTGGCAGCATAAAACAAATGAATTCACTGCTTTTGAATAAGCTGGAGCAGCGAGATGCCAGAGACAAGACCCCAGCCACAGAGGCTGAGAAAGACGATTTCGATTACAACGCAAGGATGTCAGAGTTGGTGAGCGGCGTAGAAGCCGGAGATATCCCATACGATCAGGCTCTTGCTAAAGCCGCAGACCTCGCGGCAGAGACCGCAACAAGGAACGCCTTATCAAAATACCAAGAAATGACTGCAAAACAGCAGAGAGAAGCTGCACAACAGCAGTTCCTTGATGAACATCCAGATTTCATAGAGTTAATGAATTCTGGGAAGCTCGATCCTGTAAAGAAATCGCTGCCAGGCATACATGATGATTTTTCAGCATATTTTGCGTACCAGGCGCAGCAGGCCACAGCTGCCGCCGAAGAGCAGAAACGAATCGACAAAATCGCCCAGGGTGCTGAGAGGACCGACAAGGTCCTGCAAAAACCAGGGGCCAAAGCCAAAGATATCGGGAGACCCAACAAAAAGATGACGGCATCTGAGCTTAAGGCTCATACCTTACAGCGTTTGGATGCTATGGGTTGACCAAGCCAATTATAAGGAATTTAAATTATGTCTTTAACAGACCAATTGGCGATAATCACAGAAGATTATATCGCCAGCAATAAACCAGAGGATGTCATTTTTGATGACAACGTCCTTCTTTACATGCTTATGTCAGGGAGTAAGTTCCAGGATACGCTGATCCAGCCAGGTGAAATGGTTGACGGCGGTAAGAAAATTAAGACCTTCCTGGAGTACGCGAAATCCCATGTTGGAAGCTACGGGAACACCACAAAAATCCCGCAGTCCAAGAAAGATATCCTGAACGCTGCTTTGTTCAGGTGGGCCGGGTATTACGCGGCAAACACCATTGACTTGGAAGAGCAAATCCAAAACAATGGTAAGGCAGCACTGGTTGACCTTGTACATGCCAAGCTTGGCAATATCCACAAGACAATCAGGGATCAGATGGGAACAGATGTGTATGCATCAGCAGCAGACTCTTCAGCTTTCCTTGGGCTTGGGAATCTGTTCAACACAAGCACGTCAACTGCATACGGCGATGTCACAGAGGCAGACATGGCAGAGTGGAAAGCCAATGTGATAACAGATGCAGAGGCTATCAGCTTTAAGGTTATGCAGACCATTCGCAGGACAGCCAAGGTAGGCCAGAGCAAAGACGCAAAGCCCAATATTTATATCACGACTGACGCGCTCAAGGATGGTTTTGAGCGGACATTGCACACCCAGGCAAGGTATTCCAATACCACCCTGGTTAATGCCGGTTTCGATAACGTGCTGTTCGGCAGTGTCCCTGTTGTTGCAGACGATAAGCAGTCCTCCGGCATTCTCGACGCTCTTAATCTCCGGTTCCTCAAGGTGAAAACCCATACCAAATGGAAGTTCACAACTCCAAAATGGGAATATTCCAAAGACCAACCGGATACGCTTACGGCAAACACCCGCTGGATAGGCCAGCTTGTATGCACAAACAGAAAAGCCCATTGCCGCCACACCAACCTGACAGAGCCGTCATAGGCCGGTGCAAATGCATGTATTAACCTCATTCCCCGGTTTCCGGACCTGGGATAACCAATAAAGGAAAGAAATTATGGATCAGGATATTCATTTCCAGCATGTCACCGCATTTGCAGCTGGAGCAGTAACAACATATTTCAGGCTCCCGTATCGTTGCACTGTCCGGGAGATTAACGCCATTGTTCAGGCTGACCCAGGTGATGCCGAAACAATCACGGTAACGCATGAGCCCACGGTTGGCGGTACATCCACAGCGATCGGGACATTGACGTTTGGATCAACCATCGCTGCCGGGGCCATTGCTGTATGGGCTGCCAACGCTACTACTGGCGCAACCGTGCTTGAGGCCGGCACATTTTTGAAATTCGTTACATCGGCTGCGGCTGCGGCTGCATGCGACATTGATATTGAGCTTGACCCTTACGCAAGATAA